GGAGCGAGCACCATCCGGGCGACCGGTGGAACTGCAAATGCGGATGGGAGCAGACCGACCGTACTCCTACAAGCGTGCCGACGCTACCCGCTCCGATAGCAAAGAAAAGCACGCCACATACAGGACTTGACAACAACCCCGCTCTCGACGGACAGATATTCGGCGATAATCATCCGTATTTCCCCAAGAGCTGTGCCTCTTGCCCGCTAAATAAAGGGCTCATAAAACGAAAGGTAAAAGACTGCTACGCCTGCTCCCACGCCGCCGAGCTACTCAGCACTGCTGATGACTTCAAGGAGGTGAAGGAGTTTAAGAACGGCGGAGCGTACCTCGAGCACGAACAGGTAGATAGGCAGAGCGGCGACTACAAGATGATAAAGCGTGTCGGGGTGGAATTTGCTCGTATGGGTATGATAGCCAAAGCTACGCCAAAACTACACTTCAAAGACCCCGAGTACAAGGCGATATACGGCTCGCTCATAGGCACCAAGTATGAGCGTAAGTGTCCCGACCTACTCATTGACGGAAAGTTCTATGAGCTGGAAAGTTTTTCGGGGAAGTGGGCTAAGATAAAGTTAAAACACATGTTGTCTAATGGTTTAAAACAGTCCGACCGAATAGTAATAAATAACACCAAAGGAGGCTCCGATAGAATTATAAGAAAACTTATAAAAGCTCGAGAGAATATTGGTGCTCGTATCTCAGAAGTGTGGTTATACGAAAAAGGAAAGTTAAGACTGTTCTATAAAACTA